CTGGCGCACGCCGGGCACCTCGGCGGACACCGAAATCGCCGCGGCCGGCACGATCCTGCGGAACCGCATGCGGGATCTCGTGCGCAACAATCCGCACGCGGCGAAGGCGGTCGCCGCCTGGGTTAACAACATCGTCGGCGACGGCTTCACGCCCTACGCCGCGACCTCCGATCCGGCGCTCAACAAGCGCATCGACGAACTCTGGGCGCGCTGGTCCGCCGAATGTGATGCCGACGGCCGTGGCGACTTCAACGCGCTTGCGACGCTTGCCGTGCGCGAGATGGTCGAAGCCGGCGAATGCTTCATCCGCCGGCGCCGGCGCCGCATGTCGGACGGCCTCGCCGTGCCGATGCAATTGCAGGCGCTGGAAGCGGACCATCTCGATGAATCGCGCATCGAGGCCTCCCGCGCCGACGGCGGCCGGACGGTTCGCGGCATCGAATACGATCAGTTCGGCCGCCGCCGCGCCTATTGGCTCTTTCCGGATCATCCCGGCGATGTCGGCGCGACCCTTGCCGTCACCCGGTCGTCGGTGCGCGTGCCGGCTGACGGCGTCGTGCATCTTTTCCGGCGCGATCGCGTGCAACAACGGGGCGTGCCCTGGGGCGCGCCGGTCATCCGCGCGCTGCGCGATCTCGACGATTGGACCAACGCGGAACTGGTCCGCAAGAAGACCGAGGCCTGCCTCGTCGGCATCGTGACGGCGGCCGATGATGCCGAGCAGGGCATCGCTCCGTCCGTTACCGATTCCGACGGCAAGATCATCGAGCAGTTCGAGCCCGGGCTGATCGCCTATGCCCGCGGGGCGAAGAACATCGAGTTCAACCAGCCGGCGGCGGTGGCCGGCGTAAGCGAATGGCTGCGGACGCAGCTGCACATCGTCGCCGCGGGGTGGTGCATTCCCTACGAGCTGCTCACCGGCGATCTGAGCCAGGTCAACTATTCCTCGATCCGCGCGGGCCTCGTCGAATTCCGCCGGCTCGTCGGCGCGATCCAGTGGCAGGTGGTGATCCCGGTGTTCTGCCAGCCCGTCTGGAACTGGTTCATCGAAGCCGCCTGGGCCTCCGGACTTCTGCCCGAACCGGTCGCGGCGGTCGAATGGCAACCCGACGGCTTCGAGGCGGTCGATCCGCAAAAAGACGCGACGGCCGATCTCATGGAAATCCGCATGGGCACGAAGACGCTGCGCCAGGCCATCGCCCAGCGCGGATGGAATCCGGACGCGATGCTTGAAGAGATTGCGCGCACCAACGCCGATCTCGACCGACTTGAGATCACGCTCGACAGCGATCCGCGCAAGGTCACGCAACAGGGCCTGATGCAGCGGAATCCCTCCGACGCCGCCGGCGACGGCGCCGCCAATTAAAGGAATGCCCGATGCCGAAGAACGTCATGCTCCCGCTCCTCGGGCGGGAGGTCGAGGTGCGCGCCGAAACGGCCGACGAACAAGCCCGCACGGTCGATGTGGTGTGGACCACCGGCGCGCGCATCCGGCGCCGCCGGCTTTGGGACGAGGACATCGACGAGGAGCTCGTGGTCGATGCCGGCGCCGTGCGCCTGGATCGACTGAACGCCGGCGCGCCCTTTCTCAACACGCACAATGCGTTCGATCTCGACGCGATCATCGGCGTGGTGATCGAAGGCTCGGCGCGAATCGCGGACGGCCGGGGCGTCGCCACGATCCGGTTCAGCGAACGCGATGAAGTCGAGCCGATCTGGCGCGACGTGGTTTCCGGCATCATCCGCAACGTCTCGGTCGGCTATCGCGTCCACAAGTACGAAGTCGAGAAGCGCGACGGTCAGCCTGAGCTGTGGCGCGCGGTCGATTGGGAACCCCTCGAAATCTCCGCCGTCCCAGTCGGGGCGGACCCGGGAGCGCACATCCGCAAGGACGCCGCGCTCGCGCCATGCGTCGTGGTCCGGGACGACGATCCTGCCGCCACGCCGGCGGCGCAACAGCAGAGGTCCGAAATGCCTAAGAAGCAGACGCCCGTCGCCGGCGACCAGGGCGACACCATCGAGGCCGCGGCCGACGTTCGCGTGGACAGCACCTCCGATAGCGCGCCGGTGCCGCAAGCGCCGAACGCGGATGAGGTGCGGCGGACGGAACGCGAGCGCATCGCCGCCATTCAGGCGCTCGGCGATCGCTTCGAGCTTGAGCGCGCCTTCGTCGACGATCTGATTGCGCGCGGCGCCGGTCTGTCCGAGGTCCGCTCGGCCGTGCTCGACAAGCTCGCCGAGCGCGACGCGCGCGGCAGCGGCCATTCGCAGATCTCGATGCCCGCCGGCGGGCTTGACGCCGCGGTCACGCGGCGGGAAGCAATCGCGGAGGCGCTGCTGCATCGGGCGCAGCCGAATGCGTTCGAGATGACGGATCGCGCTCGCGACTATCGCGGGATGCGCCTGCTCGACGTGGCACGCGACTGCCTCGAAGCGGCGGGCGTGCGGACGCGCGGCATGACGCCGGGCGAGATCGCGTATGCCGCGACCCGTGCGGCCGGGCTTCACTCCACTTCCGATTTCCCGCTGATCCTCGCGAACGTCGCGGGAAAGCGGCTGCGCCAGGCCTATGCCACCACGCCGCGCACCTTCCAGCGCTGGGCGCGCGGGATCACGGCGACCGACTTCAAGCCGATGTTTCCGACGCAGATCGGCAACTTCCCCGCCCTGAAGCAGGTCATGGAAGGAGCCGAGTTCAGCTACGGCACGATCTCGGAAGCGCGCGAAAGCTATCAGCTGGCGACCTACGGCCGCATCGTCGCGCTGACGCGGCAGGCGATCATCAACGACGACCTGCGCGCCTTCGACCGCGCCATCGCAAGCGCCGGCCAACGCGCCGCCGATCTCGAATCGGCGATCGTCTACAACGTGCTGATCGCCAACGCCGCGCTTGCCGACAACGTCGCGCTCTTCCACGCCGACCATGGCAATCTCGGGACCGCAAGCGTGATCGACGAAACCGCGCTGTCGGAAGCCTGGGAGAAGATGGCGCAGCAGAAGGACCTGGACGGCGAGGAATACATCGACAACCGCCCGCGGTTCATTCTCGTGCCGCCCGGGCAGCGATCGATCGAGGCGCGCAAGATGGTCGCGGCGGTCACTGCCGCCAAGGCGGCCGACGTGAACGCCTTCACGGGATCGCTCGAGATCGTCGAGGAGCCGCGCCTGTTCCTCACCGGCGGGCCGCAGCCCTGGTATCTCGCCGCCGACCCCAACCTCGTCGATACGGTCGAGTACGCCCATCTCGAAGGCCAGATGGAGCCGTTCACCGATCAGCGCTCCGGCTTCGAAGTCGATGGCGTCGAGTTCAAGGTGCGCCACGACTTCGCGGCGAAGGCGCTCGACTATCGCGGGCTCTACAAGAACGCCGGCGCGAACCCGTCGTAAGGGCCCGCGCCGGTCCGATTGTCCTTAAGGGCCGTGCAACGCGCGGCCCTTAGCTTTTCCAGGAGAAGCGATCATGAAGAATTTCGTGCAGCACGGCGACACGCTGACTGTCATCGCGCCGGCCGCAGTCGGCTCCGGCGAGGGCGTGCTGGTCGGCTCCATCTTCGGCGTTGCGGTTACCGCCGCCGACAGCGGCGCGGATGTGCCGATCAAGACCACGGGCGTGTTCGATCTTGCGAAGGCCGGCTCGCAGGAATGGAGCGCCGGCGATCTCGTCTATTGGGACAATGCGAACAAGCGATGCACGACGGTGGACACTGGCAATGTCCTGATCGGGGCGGCCGTTGCCCCTGTCCCGGACGGCGCCGGCGACACGATCGGCCGCGTGCGCCTGAACGGCGTCTTCGGCTTTCCCGTAGCCGCGTAACGCCATGAATGCGTTCGCCGCGGCTGTTGACGCCCTGTTCGGCGATCCGAGCCTTGCGCGCGACGCGATCTGGCGGGCGGGCGGCAGCGGTGACGGCATACCGGTGCGCGTCGTGCTGCGCACGCCCGATCAGGTCGCAAGCTTCGGCGCCGGCCGCTTTGTGACGACCGGCCGGATGCTCGATGTCCGCACTGCCGAGGTGCCGGTCCTCGGTCCCGGCGACACCTTCGAGATCGGCACCGAGATTTTCGCCGTGCAAGGCGAACCGCTGCGCGACGTCGAAGGGTTGATCTGGTCGGCGGAGGTGAAGCCGGCATGAGCCCGAGGCTGCGCGCGGCCATCGTCGGCAATCTCGACAAGCACATGGCCGCCGAGATCAAAGGCGCCGAAGAAGCGGCCACCGCGGCCATCCGCCAGGCCGGCGGCGGCCTCAAGCGTGACTGGCGCGGGCAGATCACTTCCGTCGGGCTGGGGCAGCGCCTCGCGAACACGATCCGCGATCAATACTACCCCAAGGGGCGCGCCAGCATCTCGGCGGCAGCCGTGGTCTATTCGCGAGCATCGAAGATCGTCGATGCCTTCGACAAGGGCGTGATCATTCGATCGAAGGCCGGCTTCTGGCTCGCGATCCCCACCGAGCTCGCGGGCAGCGGCCTCAGAGGCCGGCGGATCACGCCCGGCGAATGGGAGCGGCGCACCGGCATGCGCCTGCGCTTCGTCTATCGCCGCGGCGTCCCCTCGCTGCTCGTTGCCGACAATGCACGCATCACCAAGCGCGGGCTGGCGACGGCAAGTCGCAGCAAGACCGGCCGCGGCCAGGTCACGGCCGTGATCTTCATCCTTGTCCCGCAGGTCACGCTGCGCAAGCGTCTCGATCTCGACCGCCCCGCCCGCGAATGGCAGGAGCGCCTGCCGCGCCTCGTCCTCGACAACTGGCCCGAGATCGAAACAGAGGATCAATGATGGCGTCCAGGCGCGAGCTGGTGCTTCAGGCATTGTTCGATCGATTGTCGGGCGTCGCCGGGCCGAAGGTGCTTCGAAACGAGGTCTTGCCCGAACGCATTCCGGGCAGCGGCATCGTCATCCTGCGCGACGGCGATCCGGGCGAGCCCGACGTGCTTCTTTCGCCGCCGGAATACGTCTACCAGCACCGCGCCGATATCGAGGTCGTGGTTGACGGACCGACGCCCGCGGCGCGGGACGGCACCTTTGATTCCATCATGCTCGCGATCGGCGCGGCAATCGCGACCGACCGAACGCTTGGCGGGCTCTGCGACTACATCGAAGCCGTGGCGCCCGAGCCGATCGACCTTGCCGTTGAGGGCGCACCGGGCCTCAAAGCCGCGGTGGTGCCGATCGTCCTTCATTACGGGTCCGCCGACCCGCTGTCCTGATCCTCGCGACGGAGGCTTTCACCCATGGCACGCGCTCAAGGAGCGCGAGCGCAACTGGCGCTCGCGTTCGAATCGACCTATGGCACGCCGCCGGCGGCCAACAGTTACTGGCGGATGCCCTTCGCCAGCTCCTCGCTGGGCTCCGAGCGGCCGCTTCTGGCGTCCGAGCTGCTCGGCTACGGCCGCGATCCCCTGCCGCCGGTTCCGGACGTCGAGAACGCCGACGGCGATGTCGTGGTGCCGATCGATCTGCGGGCCTGGGGCGTCTGGCTCAAGGCGGTGTTCGGCGAGCCCGACACGACCGACGACCTTGGCGTCTTCACGCATGTGTTCGAATCCGGCGCCTGGGTCGTGCCGAGCCTCAGCGTCGAGGTCGGCATGCCGGAGGTGCCGCATTTCGCGATGATCTCCGGCGCGGTGGCGAACACGCTGTCGTGGACGATGCAGCGCTCCGGCCTCCTCACCGCGACTGTCGGACTGTTCGCGCAGGGCGAATCCGTGAACGGTGCCAGCGCTGCCGGCACGCTCGCCGAGTTCGATGTGCTCCGCTTCGGGCAGTTCAACGGCGCCGTCGAGCGCGGCGGCGCGCCGCTCGGCAACATCGTCTCGGCGCAAATCACCTATTCGAACAATCTCGATCGCATCGAGACCATTCGCAACGACGGCAGGATCGAAGGCGCCGATCCCTCCATCGCGGCGCTCACCGGCACCATCGAGGTGCGCTTCGCGGACCAGACGCTGCTCACCCAGGCCGTCGACGGCGATCCCGCGGAGCTCAAGTTCCGCTTCGTCCGGAGCGCGAGCGAGTCGTTTGAGCTCGTCGCGCATGCGGTCTATCTGCCGAAGCCGCGCCTGCCGATCCAGGGCCCGCAAGGCGTGCAGGCCACGTTCGAATGGCAGGCCGCGCGCGATTCCGTGCTTGGCCGTATGTGCACCGCGACGCTCGTCAACGATGTCGCCGATTACGACAACCCGAGCTGAGGAACCGATATGATCCGTCTTGATATTTTGGCCGGCCCGCGCTGGCTCGACCTCGGCCACGGCGTCCGCGTGAAGGTGCCGCCGCTCACCACCGCGATCATGATGGCGGCGCGCGCCGATCCGGCGGTGCGCGATCTGCCCGCCGATACCCC